AAGTGGCTGGCAATTCAGGTAAAATATCAGGCAGAACGGGAGATTTATATCAGAAAGAATATCTACTTAATTTAGATGGTGCTTTCCCTGTAAATATTAAAGTTACGAGAATTACAGATGATAGTACAAGTTCTAAATTATCTAATGCGTTCCAATGGACTACTTATGTTGAGATCAAATACGACCAAAGGACATATCCAAATAGTGCATTAGTGGGAATACGTCTTGATGCAGAACAATTTTCAAATATACCAACAAGAAAATATAGGTTGAAAGGAATAAAAGTTAAAATCCCTCACAATGCAACTGTCACCGCAGATGGAAGTCTATCTTATTCAGGGACATTTAATGGAACATTAGGTGCAGCTCAATGGACAAATGACCCAGCTTGGTGTTTATATGATTTGTTAACTTCTTCTAGGTATGGACTTGGGGATCACTTGGCATCAGAGGAGTTAGACAAGTTTTCTTTTTATTCAGCGAGTCAATATTGTGCGGAACAAGTAGACGACGGAACAGGAGAAGGTACACAAGAGCCTCGTTTTGCTTGCAATATAGCTATCCAGAATCAACAGGAGGCTTATAATGTTATTAATCAATTATGCTCTGTTTTCAGAGCTATGCCTTATTGGGAAGCAGGGAGCTTAACTGTTGCTCAAGACAGTCCTGCTGATGCTAGTTATTTGTTTACATTAGGGAATGTATTAGAACCAGGTTTTTCTTATTCAAATACAAGTCAAAGAACTCGACCTACTGTTGTGGTTGCGAAATATTTAGATTTAGAACTGAAAGATATAAATTATGAGGAGGTAATAGATGCAGGGAACCAAGCAAGATATGGGACAGTTATTAAGAACATAGATGGTTTTGCTTGTACTTCGAGGGGGCAAGCAAATCGTCTTGCGAAGTGGTTTCTCTATATGCAAAATATAGAGAGGGAAGTCGTAACTTTTTCGACCTCAATTGATGCTGGAGTAGTTGTTAGGCCAGGTCAAATTATAGAAATTGCAGATCCTTTGAAAAGTGGAGAGAGAAGGGGAGGAAGAATTAAATCAGCTACAACAACTGCTGTGACTGTTGATGATATTACTGGGATTAGCTATTCAATTAGCGGGACACTTTCTGTTGTATTACCTGATGGATCGGTAGAGACAAAAACAGTTAGTGGTATTGCATCAGATGTTATCTCAGTAGTTGGACATGCTTTTTCTGCTGCTCCTAATGCAAATAGCGTTTGGGTGTATCAAACTACAGATATCCAGACTTCTACATGGAGAGTATTAACAGTTTCAGAAGATGAATCTATTTATACTATTTCGGCAAACACTTATAACGCAGGAAAATATGCTCATATAGAAGCAGATATAGCCCTTACTAAAAGAGATATAACTAATTTAGACGTTGCGCCAGCAGCACCTTCTGGATTAAATGCTACAGAAGTTATTTACGAGAATACTGGAATTGCAAGAGTTAAAATTATTCTTAGTTGGACAAGTTCTAATGATAATGCTTATGTTCGGTGGAGATATGAAAGTGGTAACTGGGTAGGTCGAGAAGTAGAAGGATCTAAAACTTATGAAATCCTAGATACTGTTGATGGAAATTATACGATTGAAGTTTATAACGTGAGTGCTTCTGGTTTACGTTCCATTACTCCAGCTAATTTAGATCCTTTCGTTGCTCAAGGAAAAACAGCTAATCCTGCTCAAGTGACAGGAGTTAGTCTTCTCCCTATTGATGAAGCGAGTGCAATTCTTAGTTGGACTAGATCAACGGAACTTGATGTATTACTGGGGGGTAAAACTTTAATTCGTCATTCTGAATTAACAAGCAGTGCTACTTGGCAAGATGCACAAGAAATTGTAGTTGCAGCAACAGGAAGTCAAACACAAAAGCAGGTTCCGCTTCTTGATGGAACGTATTTACTTAAATTTGAGGACGATGGAGGGAGGCAGTCAGGAACGCCTGGTGGATCTGATTCAGATTGGGATGATACAAGAGTTGTTATTGACTATCCAGTACCTTCTGGACGTTTAGTTGTATCAACTATTGATGAACATACAGGTAATTTTAGTGGAACAGATTCAAGTACTGAATATGACTCAGGTCTAGATGCCTTAAAATTGACAGTTACTAATAATGCTACGGCTGCTAGTGGTGAATATACTTTTGCAAATTCTGTTGATTTAACGCAGCCTTATGCTGTAAATATCAGGAGAAATATAAAAGCCAATGGGTTCTTCCTAAATAGTTTATGGGATTCAAGAACAGATTTAATTGATAGTTGGGGAGATATAGATGCAATAGGAGCAGTTCAAGCAGATAAAACTAATTGCGCTGTTTACTTACGAACGAGTTTAGATAATTCAACTTGGACAACATGGAGAGAATTTAGCAATGTTCTTGTTAAAGCAAGATATATACAATTCAAAGCAAAATTAACTTGTTCAGATACGAACCAAAATATAAAAGTCATAGAACTTGGAGCTGTACTAGAATTACAAGGAAGGACTGAATCTATTTCTACTCCAGTCACAACAGGGTCATCTGCTTACACTGTGACTTTTACAAATGCTTTTAAAAACACTCCTAGCGTTGTGATTACTCCAACAACCCAACAGACTGGTGACTTTTATGAGTTAGGCAGCTTGAGTCGAACAGGATTTCAAGTAACATTTAAGAATGGAAGTTCTGCTGTTGCTCGATCATTTGTTTGGGGAGCGTCAGGTTTTGGTAAGGAGGTCACTTAATGGCACAACATGATTACGATATTGGTAATGCCAATGGAGCGAATTTCCGTAGTGATTTAAATAATGTTTTAGATGCTGTCCATTCTACAAATAGTGGAAGTTCAGAGCCTTCTACAACTGTGGCCTACATGTTATGGGCTGATACTAGTAATAACCTTTTAAAATGTAGGAACGGTGCAAATAATGCTTGGATTTCTTTAGGTGCAATAAATCAAACAAATCTTGGTATGGCAGGTTTAGCCTCGCCTACATTTACTGGAACAGTAACAGCTCCAGAACTTGATTTAACAGGTACAACAAGTCTTAAATTGCCTGTTGGTACGACTGCTCAAAGACCCACTGGAGCTACTGGAGATTTACGCTTTAATAGTACGTTGTCTCAGGTTGAGACTTATTCAGGCTCAGAATGGGAAAAGGTTGGTGGTGTTCCTACAGGATCTATAACTGCTTTTGGATCTACAAGTGTTCCTAGTGGGTGGCTTGAATGTAATGGGGCTGCTATTAGCCGTTCAACTTATGCCACTTTATTCTCAGCGATTTCTACCTCGTTTGGAGCAGGTGATGGTAGCTCAACTTTCTTACTTCCTGATCTAAGAGGTGAATTTATAAGAGGTTGGGATAATGGAAAAGGAACTGATAGTGGTAGAGCCTTTGCTAGCGCACAAAGCTCACAGATGCAGCAACACAATCATTCAGTTAGCATCTCAGATCCAGGTCACGTTCATAGTTTAAATTATGGGCAAGGAAGTTATGGAGGTTCTTCTGGATCTGTTTCTCCTAGAGATAGTGGAACAACAACTGGCAGAATAAACTCTGCTACAACAGGAATTTCTGCAAGTGAGTCTAATGTTGGTGGAACAGACAATAGCAGCGAGAATAGACCTCGATCTATTGCTCTCGTTTACATCATTAAGTTCTAGTCATGGCAAATCGTAAGATCTCGGAATTTACAGCTTTAACCGCACCAGCGGCTACTGATGTACTGCCAATAATTGACCAAAGCGAATCAGGAGCTGATAAGAATAAAAAGATTACTTTTGAGGATCTTCTTTCTAATGCACCTGCAGGTTCAGTAGGCGCACCAAGTTTCAGCTTTACTGGAGATAACGACACTGGATTAACTCAAAGCGGGGCAAATGGTTTATTACTAGCGACAGGTGGAGTTGCAAGATTAACTATTAGTTCTGCTGGTCTTGTTACTATCCCTGGTGATTTCACAGTTAGCGGTACGACCACTACTGTTGATACGACTACGTTGACAGTAAAAGATAAGAATATAGAAATTGCAAAGGGTACAGGGAATGATGCTGCGGTAGATGGGGCAGGTATAACCGTTGACTCGACTGATGGTGACAAGACTTGGAATTGGGTTGATTCAACAGATGCATGGACAAGTTCAGAGCATATTGATCTCGCTTCTGGAAAAGTTTTAAAGGTTGCTGGTACTCAAGTTCTTTCTGCTACTCAGTACACAGGAAACGCTGCAACTGCAACAGCCGTCACTAATCTGACTGTTGCTGCTGAATCTACAGATACCTCTTGTTCTGTTTTGTTCGCTACGGCTGCTAGTGGTTCATTACCTGCAAAAACAGCAACTACTCTTACTTTTAATTCAAATACAGGCGCATTAACAGCAACAACTTTTGTAGGTGCTTTGACAGGAGCAGTAACAGGAAATGCTTCGACTGCGACTGCATTGGCTACAGCGAGGGCTATCAATGGAGTTGACTTTGATGGGACAGCAGCAATAACAGTAACGGCAGCGGCTGGAACGCTTACGGGAACAGAATTAAAAAGTACTGTTGTTACTTCAAGTCTTACATCTGTTGGAACGCTTTCATCTTTAACTGTTGGTGGTAATGCAACAATTAACGCTCAAGGAGATTTACGTTTAGCAGATAGTGATTCATCAAACTATGTAGGATTCCAAGCACCTGGGACTGTTGCTTCCAATGTTATTTGGACGCTTCCAAGTGCAGATGGAAGTGCTGGACAATTCCTAAAGACCGACGGATCTGGAGCGTTATCTTGGGCAACGGATGCTACGACTGATAGTTCCAAAATGCCTCTTGCAGGAGGAACATTTACTGGTTCTGTAATTCATAATTACACTGATGCAATTAAGGTTCCTGTAGGTACAACAGGTCAACGACCCACAGGAGCAGCAGGTCATTTTAGATATAACTCAACAACTGGAAAGTTTGAAGGATATACAGATGAATGGGGAGAAATTGCAGGTGGAGGTGGAGGAGAATCAGGGCTTATTCAGATGGCTCAAACTCTTTCAACTTCTACAACTTTAACTACTAATTACAACGCATTTAGTGTTCAACCAACTGTTGCCAGTGGAGTCACTATTACAGTTCCATCTGGTGCAGTTTGGGCTATTATTTAAATCATGGCTACTAAAATCACAGGCACAAATACAGCAGCCGCTCCAGGTGTAACTGGAGATGACACTGATACTGGGCTGTTTTATGGGACTAATGAGATTGGGTTTAGTACAGGTGGAACGTCAAGACTGACACTTGATAGTAGTGGTTTCCTAAATGTTCCTGATAATGGGAAGATTCGGTTCGGTACAGGCAATGACTTTGAAATCTATCATGATTCAAGTAATGATCAATCAATAATAAAAGAAAGTGGAGCCAGTGTTCTTAAGTTAATGGGGAGTAA